CACTATCCTCTTCGTCGGCAGCGTCAGATGTGTATAAGAGACAGATATAATCTTCCCCCAACCCAACCCACAACAATATATTCTATCGCAATCAACTCATAAAACAATCACACCATAATTTATATTCCAATGTAAACAATTTATAAAATCTTCGCACCATAATATTCCAATTCAGTTTATAAAATATATACAATCCCACTTTCAAAATATATTTCATCTTTTTCACTTCACAACAACATCATAGTTTAATACATACCAATTATATACCAAACAATTTTAAAGATATATTCTACTCCTTCAATCCACAATAGAAAAAACTCAATCCAACAAACGCATTATACTATCCTTCATTCCTTATATATTTTTCCGAACCTATTGCAATCCCGATCCATATGTGCTATACTATAGTCACGGTGAGGGGATACCGAACCGAAACAGTCGGCGGACGTAAAACGTGTGAAAGGTGAAAATGAAACTCATTCTATTTATCTTTATAGCTTTGTCAGCTTTCATCATGTGCGGCATGTGCCTATACACCGCAATAACATCGGACGATAACAACATAAAAATGTTGTTTTGTACAATAGTAAGCGCGGCTGTTGCCGTTGTATCATTACTTTTTGCAGGAGGTATCATCAATGACTAAGTCTTATTTGTTGAAATTAAAGGACAACCCTTACGAACCTACACAATTTCTTCTTGTGTGGGAGGATGAAAACAATACATTTTGCCAATGTTTGCTTTGTAAGGATTATGATATGGCGCAATATATAACGCTCCAACTTATCAGAGATAGGGGATACAAAAATTGTGTTTTGTATAAAAGCGGTATAAAAACGAACAAAACTGATAAATATCATATTTATCGAGTTTATGTCCCAATTGCTTACTACAATGGGAATGCCTATGAATTGGAACGTGTAAAGCAATTTTGCGGAACAGCAATAGAAATATGGGCTGATTATCGGCGTAATTGGATAGCACATTTTGAAGAATATCCAGACTGTTACGGGGAACTTGCCATCGCAATTGAGGATAACGCAAAACGTGTATACGGTAAAAATTGGAGGTGATAGGCAAATGACAATTTCGGACGCTTTGAAACAGTTAATTTCGATTCGCGTTGATACGGAATCGCACATACGGACTTCCCCCGATGCCGACATTTTTCAGAATGATCTGAAAGCACTTAATATAGCAATTCATGTTCTTAAAGATATATTAAAGGAGGATGAAAAGAAATGAAAATTACCATGATATCGATGTATGAAACTGTCGAACGTACCCTCGACGAATTTTTTGAACTGAATGAAACGGTTGAATTTTGGTATAAGCCTGTTTATCGTTTAATGTGGCGAAAAGGTGTAACAAACTTCACAATGGATAATGTAAAACTTACATTCTACCGCGAACGTGACGTGTATTTTGTTGGATACGAAACGGAGGAATAAGAAAATGAAAGAATTTAAAGAATATTGTTTTAAATACGATGAACAACCACATGTAAAAATTACGTATTTCGGAGGTTTTTCAACCTTTAGGCGAAATGAGTCATGTATAAGAGTTGAACGGGAGCCACTTATAAAGCTGTTGCAGGTGATTGATGATAAAGAGATTATTTTATCAATTGTAAATAAAACATTAACGGAGGAATAAGTAAAATGAAAGTTTATAAATCGCGGATCATAGGAATGATTTCAAAAAACGCTGTTAAAGCCCGCAAATTTAAGCGCGGCACTATAGATAGCTACGGTTGAAAGATATAGATTAAATAAGTAAACCACAATAAAACGCAAGGGCCGTATCCTATAACCGATACGGCCCGTTGCGATCTTAAAACTAAGGAGGCAAGAAAAAATTTTGTTGCTGAAAAGACTTTCCCTTTGCACAATGCTATTATAGCACACTTCATTTTATCTTGCAACCATTTTTGCCAATTTACTAAAATATATTATGTGTATGTGATATTGTTGTCACTGTCAATTGTGCAAGTATGAATTGTTGCCGTTTCGTCATATCCTATGAAAGTTAATTTTGTCGGCGTGATTATCGTATTTCGCATAATATATGTCAAATTACGATTATTTTCAGAACTAAACTTAACGTCAACAACTGCACCCCTTGATATATTAAGGTAAATTATAGAAAACGTGATATCCGACGTAAGCGTTCCGTCAGCATTTTTTACAATTGCAACGGGAGCAAATTTACTATCAGTATATATCTTTGCGCTTGCAAGCGTTGCCGCATCTTGTGTATCTGCATATGTTTTCGCCGCCGCAAGTGTTTCGCCGCATTTCGTATTAGTATATATTGTAGCCGCTTTTTGAACCGCTGCATCTTGCTTATCAGTATATTCTTTCGCCGCTGTCAGCATTGCAGTATCTTGTGTATCTGCATATGTTTTCGCCGCTGTCAGCGTTTCGGAACAAGCATTTCCTACATATTCTAAGTTTGCCGCAAGCCCGCGTCCGCTTGCCGCTGTTGCTGTCGGCACGTTAATTCCGCTGTCGGCGGTAATTAACTTATAAAATCTCGTTGTTTCGTGAAATTCAGTAAAATTATTAAAATCAACAGTATTATTAAAAGTTACTTGTTCTTGAAACGTTGTAGGATGATCCTCTGTAGCAAAAGTATATTGATACAGTGTAACGCTTTCATCTGGCTGTATGCTTACAATACCTTCGTTTTTACCATCAACGTATAAAAAATTGATAGCAGTATTTGATGAATATATAGGAATGAAAATAGCTATTTCATTTTCGTTTTTTGTTGTGACAAACACAATTCCTTTTCGCATTCCTTCCGCAATTTCAGCAAAAGTTTTATTTGCTTTTATCGGTCTTGCTCTAACATCAATCTCAACCCACATCACACTCAATTTATCCGCATCAAGCTCATTTATAGCCTGTGCAAGATCCTCAATATCACCGTGATTCGCGTTTACGCTGTCAACGATAATATTTATGTGATATAATAGTTTCCATACCATTTCCAAAAACGATAAATTACTGTCAAGCACGCAAGGAATGACAGGAGTATAAACCGAATTAAGCGGAATTTTAACCTTTTCCAATTCTTTATTTTTTATAGTAATCATTATATAACCCTCCGATTAATATATATTCATGAAACACTCTTCAAGTTCATTGAATATCATTTTATTAATATTTATAATTGTTTCTCGGAACTCAAGTAACATTGCGCTGAATGTTGCGCTATTTCGTTTTCCAATAACATGATTTATATATTCATCAGTATTATTGAAGTTTTCAGTTCCGTTATCTGTCGTTCGGCCTGTGTTTTCCGTTCGGCTTGTTGCGTTTCCGTACGTTTCGCCGTGATTTTCTTCACTTAAATCTTGCGTTGTACTTGAATTGCGCTTGTTTTCATTTGTTCCATTGCTTGTATTATTACTGCTTTTTTCGGCAGTATTTGTTCCGTTTTCCCTTGTTTCGCTATTATTCGCGGTATTATTTGACTTTTTACGATAATTTGTTAAATAATAATTATCGTTTATACCGTTAACGCCGCTCACGCTTGTTTGCGGCGTGTCGCTGTATGCATCCGTATCAATACCGCTGATATTTGATTCAGCGTTTGTATTTCGACTTGTATTTTCAGTTGTTGACGCTGTTGCTGTTGCTGTGGTCGTTGCTTTTCCATTGTCAGTTATATTTTGATTTTCAGTGTTATTTCGGCTTATATTATTGTCGGCTACTGTATTTTGACTGCTTTCTGCATTCATGGTTGAAGATGAATTACCTGTATTTACAGTATTTTTTTCACCACCCTGGGATCCGTGATGTTCTTCCGTATAATCAACATCGTTTAGCGGGTTAAACTCAAGTGCCGCACTTTTATAAAGCTGATTATAGTACGGCATAATTTCACGGAGTTTTCGTGCAAGGTAATAATTAAACAGGCCGTATGTTTCAGCCCCGATTTCCCGCATGTAAAAATGAAAAAGTATTTCATGTTCTAAAACATTGCGGTATGCTTCATCATATATCGGAAACCTAAAATTAAATATTTTCGGTTGCGCCGCCGTAATAATTTCATCTATTGTTTTTTCGTTTAATTCGGCGGGCGTGAATCCGCTTTGTACTTCACAAATATATCGTAATTGTGACGTATAATTACTCATTTTTTATAACCTCCTCATTCTTTCGCTCTATTTCGGCAAACTTTACTTTAATGTTTAAGTTAAACATTTTATTAATTTTTGCAAATGCATCTTCGCGGGCCTTCAAGCGTGTTAAGCGGGCAATCTCAACGCCGCCGAAATTCGCGGTAACTTCATCACTTATCATTCTTTCTTTTTTATCAGTGTTGGCATTATCTATTCCGAAATACGTTAGGCCCTCACAAATTATTTGACGTTTTAGTATCTGTAATTTATCGGCAATATAGGGGGTTGTAACGTCAAGAACATTTATTTCCGATAAAGTACTTAAACCTTTTGTGCCGAATATAAAGGGAATATTGCCGTCATACTGTCGGAAAAGATTCTCCATTGTGAGCCGTTGACTATCTTCTGTCAAGATAATTTTCGGTGTTTTTTGTCCTTTTACATTAACATCGATAATTCGTTCACATTCCGATATTCGTTTTGCATATGAACGCAAGGCCAAAATTTCATTGGTTCGCGTTGAGTTATTCCATATTATAACCGAATTTTCATTGGTTAGGTTCTTATTACGATAATTTACAGCCGGTGAAAATGCTACTCGCTTAAAAGGATCTCTGTAAATATCAAATGTTGATGAACTGTAAAACTGTAAAACAACATATTGTTCAAGCTCTTCATCGTAATAAAACAGTGCTTTTCCGTCAAAACACAATATTAATTCAATAAATCTTGCATCAATTTCTGGCGGCAAATTCTCATATTTAATACCCGCCATTGCAATTTCCGTAATGCGGTTGAACCAAAAAGTATATGATTCAATATTTTCGCGCTCAGCCTCTTTTCGGAAACGCTGTGTTATACTCATACTATTTCGTATCACTTTAAACCTCCATCATTCTAACGGTTTATTACGAACTTTATAATTACCAACGTTTGCATTATCAACCCAAAACGTAATTCCTTTATCAAATATTTGTGCAATTTTCGCCCTTGCGGCGGCATTGCAGGCGTCATACTCGTTATTTGCACTGGCCCGAACAACGCAACCTTTAGTTTGTATAAAAGTAAAATTTTCCCTATTATGTATTGCAGGGGTTTCAACGTTATGGATCGCATAACCGTAATGTGTAAAATAATCATCAATGATTTTTACATAATCATCGCGGGGACGTAATATAAAACCATGAAATACTTTTTCTCCAAGCGTAAAAAGTGCTGTGCCTGTAATATTTCCATTTACTTTAGGAGGAATTCGGCTTACTTTATCAACATCGGCCAAAATATGCCCGACGGAAGTTGCACCGCTTACAATCATACCACCACCCAACGGCAACGCCGCTCCGCCCGATCCGCCTGCAATTACAGCACCACCGATAATTTGACCTGCCGCTAAAGCACTTGATAATACTAAATTTCCCGTATTTTGGGCAAGATACGATTGAAAAGCATTGCTCACCCATGCGCATTGCGGAAACCCTGTCATTAATGACATTTCACTATAATTTTCTGCAGAACCCTTATAATTAATAGGAATTGCCGCTACACTTTGTGTTGGTGCTAAATCGCTTTCAAGGTTAAATGTGATACTGCCCATCCCATCGCCTGTAGTGCTGTTATCAAAATCATACATTTTACCTTCCGCACCCGTTGTAACATAAAGGCAATAAAACGGTGCAGTGTAAAGTTTATTGTTGTTTACATTCAACCCTAAAAATTTTGGATTTCGCTTTATTTCCCATGTTCGTACCGTTGTTTCACCTTCCAATTCACGCGGCGAAAGAGTAATTGAAATAACACCTTCCACTTTATCAGCATGATTTTCTACAATTTCTTTTATTTTTATGGAGGCATCCAATAACCATGACGCACCCGCGTTTGTTATGTGAATTATACCTATTTCCTTTCGTGAAAGTGCGGAATACATACCCTTTACCAAACTCCCGCCGCTTGGCTCATATGTATCTGGATTAAAACTTGAATACATTATAACGCTCCAATCTGGCCCGAAAGGTGCTTTACTTTCGCTGTCAACAACGTATTCGCCGATTGATATATTTTCCTCTACACGGTTTGAGCCGACCCAATCCTCATAAACATGATTTCGTTCGATCCAACAGGCAGGAATTTCACAATACAGTTTAAAGGACTGGATAACGTCTATTTCAAATTCTATTTCACATGTGTTATCATTTATATAAAATATGTTCTTTATAAAAGCATAAAACCAACGGTTTAGGTAACCTGTATTTTGATAACGTAAATAATTACAACCAATCAATGTATCGGCTGTAAACGGCAAGCGGATTCTTCCGTTTTCCCGAACATATATTGCTTTATCCGCGCTGTATACAACCCATTGCGCAAAAAATGAATTTTGCGCGGATACACTCGCAAAATAAAGTGTGTGTTCATAATTAATATCAATGTTTATATTATTAAATAATTGTATTTTTGAATTTGGGCTTGGTGCTAACATTGTTTTACGGCGGGCAATAGTTTACTATTGCCCGCCTTCCTCCCTTTGTAATTGTTACAATGATTTGCAACCAACATGACTGTCGGCTACAATGTTTTACTTACCTTTGTATATAGTAATTGTTGCGGTTGCTACCTTTGACGGATTTTCGTTCGAATCCGCATTAAGCGTCAGTGTTGTTGCGGTTTCGTCTGCCCCGATAAATACTGTTCCGCGAACGTCAACATATGTTTTACTTGAGTTCGCACCCTTAAGCGCCCATGTAACAGATTTATTAAAGAATCCCGTTCCGCTAACTTTTGCGTTAAACTGTATTTCGCTGTTCGGAACAACCGTTGCGCTTGCGGGCGAAATGGTAACGCTATTCACCGCCGACACACTGTCGCTGAATGTTGCGGCAGGTGCAAAAGGCGAAACACTAATAATCTTCCAACAATGAAGGAATGCATTAGTATACAGTCCATCGGGATTTCTAATATCTTCCATTGTAATAAGTCGGTCATATATCTGGATAAAATCATCATCGATAATGACGGCGGGGATCTCTGCAAGCTCCGAAAGCTGAGAATCTGTAATTCCTTTAATCTTTGCGCTTGTTACATTTCCGTTTGCGTCATATGTAATATTTTCGCATGTTTCGGGAGCGCATTGTGCAAGTCGGTTTATATCAATATCCCCGAACGAATCTACCATAAGTCTTTTAGACAAAAACTTGGCTTTATCCATATTAAAGGCCGCCGCAAGTACGTTAACATCCATTGCCGCATCAAAATCAGCGGTAACAATAACAGTTTGGTTTACATGCTGTGAATGCGTTTTTACACCCGCAATATTGTAATCTGCCGTCATAAACTTCATTTTATTGGAAGTTGCCTTAATTTGAGTAACAACAGATTTAACATTGGCATCTGTCGAAATTGCGGGAACTGAAATTGCCTTAATATTGCCGTTTACAATATTCAGCGCAATAAGATATTTCATAATATTAAATTCATCATAATTGCTTGCGCTCACGAGGCTTTCATATATTTTCTCGATAAGCGAATACAGCCCGTTTTCGCTTGTAAACGCCGCTGACAAATCCTCATTCGAAATTGTAGCAGGATACTTTACTTGATAGTTTACAATATGAAATGCGGCGCGAATATCGGGAATGCGTCTTTTAAAAACCGTTTCACTTGAAATATTGGGGTTGTAAAGCTCCGCATTTGCAATATTAACAAAAATCTCTTCAATTGTTTCACCCAACGACAAAACACCCTTTTTGAGACTTTCCCAAGGGTTATCGTACATTTTACTTGTTACTGTGACAAGAATAATTCGGTTGATCAGATCCGTTGCAAACGCATTGCGCAAATTGGGAGAATCCATAATAATTTTACCAATTGCACGGATCGAATCCGCATCCGTTGCAGTGAACGGAATATAATTCTTATAGTTTGTTGAAAACCCTTCGTTTATAATTCCGTTGATAACATCTTTAGATACATTCGTCAATACATAATTTTTAGGTCTTATAGGCATATGTTTATTCCTCCGTAAACAAATCTTTTATTTTAATTTCCTTTTTTTCGTCTTCGGCTTCATCTTCCGCAAGCTTTTCACCTTCATCACCTTCACCGAAAAAACGTTCCTTGTATCGTTTCTTAAGTGAATTATATTTGTTTGTAACTTCTACCAATTCTTCCGAATTATCGACGAAAGAATCGGAAAAATCTTCAAGAAAAGCTATTGCGTTTTCGCTTTCGTCTTCTCCAATAAAACCCTTCAAAGATTGAAGTAATTCTTCTTTAGTACGTTTCATATTAGTATTCTCCATTCAGCACGGTTACACCGTTTATTTGTACTTTTACCTTTGCCATTTTACCATTCACCGACATCATTTCATCAAATCCTGCCTGTGACTTCACGCCCCATTTTCCATCGATTTTTCCGACATCATATCCGTTTGCAGACAGGGCCCTTTGCATCAGCTCAAATTTTTCGCCACGTTGCATCGGGCTTGTTACTCTAAATCGGGTTCTTTCAATTTCGGGAAAAACAAGTATTTTGTTGGGAATGCCGTATTCGTTCCACCCGTCATTAAGAGTAGACATAATAATTCCATCGACAAAGCTTTTTGCCTCAATAATAAGCGGAACTCCGCTTGCGTTTTGTCCGACTACATATCCCACATGGTGAATCCTGCCGCTCGAATTGCGTTTAAAAACGCAAGCACCCGCCGCAAGCTCACCCTTTTCGGTAATATACTCAAGTGCCTCATCGTCTTTGATACCGCACCAATTTGTATAGTTACCTGCCGCGTTGTTATCCTGTCCAACAAAAGCATCAATCAACCCGTTGCAATCGTAAAGATAGGCATTGTCTGTAATCCACTTTTGCGTTTTACTATCATACTCACTTTTACTGTATGTTGACTGATAATATTTAGTATATGCATAATCAAGCCGCCATTGCGTTGCTTTTTGTCCCGTTGTACCCATCAAATAATGCGCGGGGACTGTTCCGATCTCGCTGTCGGTTACACCGCAATAATATGTACCTGCCAATAGTTTATTCTTAGGCAAACGCTTAAAAAGATATTTTACAAAATCTTCACTATTTTTCATTACTCAACCTCTCATAAAGTTTTGTTACAATCAGTGTATTATTTTCAATTGTTTTCCTAAGCTCGTTGACCTCACTTTTATGTTCGTTCATAATTTCGTTGATAGCTGCTTGATTTTCTTTGTCTTTTTTAACAATGTAAACCGCAAGAGCTATCATCGCCGCAATCGACACTCCGTAAGTTGAAATAATCTGTAACCATTGTTCCATAAATGTAAACCCCCATTTTACTATAATTGCAAGGGAACTGTTTAACGTTAGTTTGTAAGACCTATTCAGCAGTTCAGTCGGTTTCACCCGCTACGCTCTGAACTCGCAACGCTATTTTAAACATGTTCCCCGCAAAATTATTGTAGCACATAGGTTTATTTTTGTCAAGCGCGTATTAGTTTAAATGCGTTCGAAAACTCATTTTTTATTTTTACAGATTCATAGCGAACCGCACCTACATTATACAAATTTCGTAAAGTCTGCAAACATATCGACTTTCGAACTGCTAATAGCATATTGGGCTGAAGATCCGAATTTGTCAGCGCATATTTTATTAAACAGCTTTCATCAATATCACGGGATACAAAAATTAAGCCTTCTTTATAATCTATCCATATTCCATAATTATTATTCATATATAATATTGTGAAATAATATTTCGCGCTTTGGGTTTTCTTTTGAACGAAATTTTTATTATCTCTCAAAAAATCGTTTTCCATATTGTATTTGCCATATGCTGTACCGTTTATGATTGAACCGAACCGCGTTTTCATTGCCGCATTTGTATATTCTTCATTCTTTATTACCTCTACCAATATTTCATTATTAATTCGCTTTATCGTTTTATTCCCGTACGGCGGCACAATATTAAAATAGTCAAAATACGGATTAGAAATTGTATACGCATTCGACAAAAAGAAAACTACAACATCTCGCAATCTTGCAATTGTTGAATACAATTCTAAAAAGTTTGTTACTTCATCTTGCAAATAATGATAAACCCCTTTATCAAGGATAAATTCGTCAAAACATATTTTGTTTACCTTCGGAAAAGGAATTGATTTTAGGATCTTCCCTGTTGATAATGCTTGCGCCTGCCCTGCATACTCATCATTGATATAAAACATATTTCCTTTTACTTTAAATGTGACGATTGGGAACTCTGCTTGTATATCATCAAAAAACGATTTTAACCTTTGCGCCGTCACCTCCGTTTTATACCTCCGAATGTATATAAACTCATTTTTATTTTTTAAAAAATCCTGTATTGCCCATCGTTTAAAAGCGTATGTTTTACCCACGCCACGCATACCAACGATAAAATTAAATAAACAATTATAACTCAACGCTTTTCCAATTTCATAATACATATTTTTTTAACTCCTTCTCACTGTAAATTCTGTTTCATCAAGCACAATTCCGCCCGCTGTATGTACGGGCCGCAATTTTCCGCCGTATTTTGCACCTTCCGTAAAATTTTCAAATGTAACTTGTGAATGTAAATTTGCGGGCATCCCCGCACATGTTACATTTAGTTTACCTTCAATTTCTTCAACGTATGTTTTAGCTCTTAAAAATTTAGCTCTTGTAAAACTCGATTCATGTTTCCATGCTCCAAGCTTTACATCATCAACTTCCAATTCTTCGGGAATGTCATTTCCTAATAAATGCAATGAATCAGTATCGGCATATAAAAAACGGTGAAACACTTTTTGCGCGCTTGAAATTGTTTTGTATCTTGCCCATGCGGTTATAAATGCCGCAATTGGAATATATATTGGTTTGCGCTGTTCCCATTCGCCGAATAAATATCGTACATTGTCATTCAGCGGATCAATTACGGGAATCTTCGAGCGTACATTTGGATTCATACCGAATTTGCCATAAAGGGAATTTAACATCAATTTCGCAATTGTCCGCAATGGTTTATTACCTTCTATCGTTGCTTGTTCTTTTACAACATACCATTTATCAATATATGAACGAAACATAATATTCGAACTCTTCCATTTCCAACCGCCGATATATTCTACGTTATAAATATTGTAATGTGTTTGAAATAATTCCATATCAACGGAAGTTAAACATAATGTAACATCTTCGCCGTTGCTGTCAATTATATATTCCGTTGGATTGAATGCCGTGCTGTTTTTTAGCTGTATTGTCGGAATATAATTTTTCTTTAATTTGAAATTACATCGTATCATTTGCACGTACAAATCATATAACCCATCTTTTTCATAATTACCATTATAATATATTGGGTCTCCATATGGTAAATTGCAATAATACATTACGGAAGGATATAAAGAATTAACATCTAATACAATACCGTTGCCAACTATTTTATGAGTAAAACGCGGGTTTGCATATGTAAAGCCGCCGCGATAGCATTGTCGTACATCAGCATCATAATCGGGTTCGGGAAACCATCTTAAAAAACATTTTTTCGTTATCATTTCTTTGTATTTTGTCATTGCGTTGCTTGCCGTTGTATTCTTTGTTAAACCTTGATGAAATAATATTTCTAAAGCTTGCGCCACGATTTGACAATCATTGCGCAAATAATGTATTTCATCAATTGTTAACTCATGACCTACTTCCCTATCCGCTGTATAGTCAATTTCCTCTTTTTGTATTGGTAAATTAAATGCCTTTGCAATTTCCGCAACCTTAAACGGTAACAGCTTTAACGAATCTAAAAAAGTTATTTTATGATTTTTCTTTTTTAGAATCTTAAAATATGTTGTAATTGAATAAAATATTCCTTTATCGCTTATAAGCGTCTGAAACGTGTTCGGCCGCTTATCTTCATCTGTTATATGACACCATCCACTTTTTAATAAATGGTAAATTATAAACTCTCCATCAAATTTTAAGTTATGAAAATATATCGTTTCCTGCTGTTTCGATAATTCTTTCATCTTTTCAAAAAACGATGAAATATTATTCCCATAAATAAAATTTGAAATATTGCCTATTTCACATAATCCCCATGCCCACACTCGACAATCATTTATATTTGTTGTTGTTTCAAAATCGGCAACATACATTTTATAACCCCATTATTTTATCGTATATAATTTCCCTTTGATTTTCTTGCTCAACAGGATCACGATAAAACAGAATAAACAAATAGTCAGAACCTAAACTTGCATCTATAAAATCATCAATATTCATTGATAATATTTTTTCTTGTATTTTACTCAGTCTCGGATCGTCTTTGCTAAATAAATTATTTAACATTGAAATATAGTTATTCACATATTGCAAATTCTTTCTTTCAAAATAATTTGGTTGAGTTTGTGTTTCGAGTGAGCGCAAATATGACGGCATATCACGTTCGCTGATTTGACTTATATCCTTTTTCGGCAACAAATTTACATCACGCATTCGGCCCATTTGCGCTAAATTACCCCTTTCAATCTCACCCAGTCTTGCGCGTTGTTTCGCGCGGCGTTCATTTATGATGGCTAACTGTTTTTTCGCTTTTCTATATATTGCATCTGGCAATTCAACACCCTTTTCCGTTTTTACTGTTTTATATCCTCCCTTCATAAACTCTTTCATAAATTCTTTTGTTTCGGCAAGGTCTGAACTGTCTTTCAATTTTGAATATGATAATTTATCAACTTTAAAACCCCGCTTTTCAAACCTTTTTGCTTTTTCGTTATATGCTTTTACCATTTTCTTTAATTCGGAATCAACAGTAACTTTCGGCTTTGCTGTAAAAGCTTGCAATTCCGAAATTATACTTTCAATGTTTGCACCGCTGTTCTTAATCTGTTTAACATATACTTTTTGCGGAATAGAAATATATTCCGCTGACAGTTGGGCCTTCTTTTCAAGCCGCTTTATCTTTGCATTGAAATTCTTTACGGCTTTTCTTAATAACTCATCTTGTTTAGTCATTATATCACCTCTTTTTTATAATTTCACGCACTATAATTCATCGGTTATAGTGCGTGAAGCATTTTATTGATATGTTGTATTCCCTGTTTTGGATATTATTTTGTGACAATATCCAAAGTAAAGATTCGGTTTGCACCGTTTGTGATCTGACGCACGCGAACGGGTATACCTTCTTCCCATGTGGGAGAACCGTACAACCCGAAAATTCTCTTAAGGGAATTATAAATTCCGTATGACGTTGCGGTATAAGTATGACCGTTTACATCAATCAACGTTATGCGCGGCGTTGTACGGACTTCACCCGTTTTTTCGTCAACAATTTCAACGGGTTCGATAATAACATCTCTCATTACAATTTCCTTTCCAATGTGATCCGCGATTCTAACTTCGGGCGAATTGAGTGCGTTATACAATTTCGCCTTATCGTTGTTGGATTCAGCCACGAACGAACTGTAAATTGACGCGGTTGCTGTGTTGATACCGTCAATAATTTCATTTTTCTTATTGATTACCGTAAGAGTTTCATTCATCATAGTTTTTTTGCCTTTCTAAGAAAACCATTTATTATATTTTTTCGGTTTCCTTGACGTGCTATTTAACAGCACGTTTCGCTTTGCTCCCGCAAGGCTCGTCAGAAGGATTTAAAATACAAGATATGATACTAATTTATACTGTGTTGATTTCGGGCAATTTGTATACCATTTATAGCCAATCCCGTATCGCCCATTATACGGCTCGATTATGCCAATACGTTTGCGAGAGACATATCCGCGGGCCATTGAGTTAATAGCCGCATAATGCAACAATGATATATCCACAAGCGACATAACCAAATAGCAAGGAATGTCTTCCGTATCATAAATTTTGTATATTCCTGACCGCTTGTTTTCGGTCATTGCGTAAAATGTCCCCCATTTCGCGCTGACAATTTTCTTAGCGATTTCACTCAAGTCGATAGGTAATTCTTTTTTGCCAAATATACGATTCTCAATGTCATCGTATTCAATTCGGTCTTTCGTGTAAGGGTTTACAAAGTAAATCATTTTTTCGTCCTTTCGTTATTCCCACCCACCCCAACCTATTATTTTATTTAAGTATTACAATTACCCCATAATTCCCGCTATCAAGCTTTGCAAGTTTACAACTTTCTATATTGTAATCTTTTGAACCCTCACTATACAGAATTTCAGATTTGCGCCGGTAAAAATTCAATTCACCGTCCGGAAATTCTACAAAAAGCTTTTCAACGTTAAAGGGTTTGTAATCCTTGCAAACTTTTGCGTGTGCTGCGTTAAAATCATGTTGCGTTTTAACTGTCGCGTCCCAAATTTCAAAAATTGTCATTTCATTCACCTTTCACACGTTTTACGTCCGCCGACTGTTTCGGTTCGGTATCCCCTCACCGTGACTATAGTATAGCACATATGGATCGGGATTGCAATAGGTTCGGAAAAATATATAAGGAATGAAGGATAGTATAATGCGTTTGTTGGATTGAGTTTTTTCTATTGTGGATTGAAGGAGTAGAATATATCTTTAAAATTGTTTGGTATATAATTGGTATGTATTAAACTATGATGTTGTTGTGAAGTGAAAAAGATGAAATATATTTTGAAAGTGGGATTGTATATATTTTATAAACTGAATTGGAATATTATGGTGCGAAGATTTTATAAATTGTTTACATTGGAATATAAATTATGGTGTGATTGTTTTATGAGTTGATTGCGATAGAATATATTGTTGTGGGTTGGGTTGGGGGAAGATTATATCTGTCTCTTATACACATCTGACGCTGCCGACGAAGAGGATAGTG